CTTCAGAATTTCTTTTCTGCTCATGCTTCCTCCTCCTAACACATATCCCGGACTTCCGCCAGAACGTCATTCCCGTTGATGATGCATACATCGTTCAGCTTGTCGATCTCCAGGAATGTATCTCCGTCATACTCAATCTTATAATAAGTCATATTGGCTGCGATGCTGCCGGACATTTTGGCTCCGGCCTTTAAGGTCCCCGGCGTATACTCCTTTGTAAATCCCCGGATCACCACCTTCAGGTCCTGGAATGTCATTCTTCCGGAACCCTGGTCCATGGCCTGTACTGCACCGCGCAGGGTAAGATCCAGAGGCTCTGTCGGATCCAGCATCCTGGCCATATCCTGGCTGATACAGGTAAACGGAATGGAAATCTCCATGTTTTCAGTAAGACCGGTCACGGCAATATCCATAGTTCCTCCCACACCGGCCCCTTCCAGGGTCTCCGTCAAAAACTTCACCGCCGGAAGCTCCACCTCTCCAGTATGGCCGAATAATCTGTTTTTGCGCAGATAAATATTAAACCGGTTGATCACACTGGGCATATATCCCTTGCTCATCCTTATGCCTCCTCTCCCAGAATCGATGCCTGTAACGTCTTCACATCAAACTCCGTTGCTGCCTCAATATACTCCAGCGGCGTAAACGGGGCAATGAAGAAACGGACCTTCAGCTTTCCGTTTAACAGATCGTTGGATGTGTTGTCCTGGGCTCTGTATTCTGCCCGCAGACCGGCGCACATCCCCCTGGATACCAGACTGTTGCCCCAGATGTTAAAGCTGTTGACGATATCATCGATCTTGTTTTTGTTCATCGGCTCGTCCAGCTCAGACAGGTAATTGAGGATGAAATAATTGGCCACATAGGTGAACATACGGCGGCAGGCGATCCACCGCTCCTTCATATCCGTGACCTCCGGATAACAGGCACAGTTATTTCCCCAGCTCTTCAGACCGGAATCATGGATCACGGTCACGATCCCATCACCGTTTAAGTAAGCCGCCTGGATCTGGTCCAGGGTCACCTCTGTCATTTTTCCGTCATCCAGGACCGCTGCCTCTATATTTAACAGCTTATTGGACGGATACAGATACGGAACATCTCCGTTGGTGGCCGTAATATAGCTGGCCATTGCCGCATATACAGCCGAATACGGCATTACCTTTCCATCCACACGGACCGCAGGCCAGAGAACAATGGCGCTTTCCCCGGTATATCCGTCCTTGTCCTTCAGCGCCTTGCATTCGGTGTACTTTTTCGCCTTTTTTGTATCCAGGTCCAGAACACACTCACACCGGAACACGCCGTTGACGCTGCGGCATTTCTCCTGGAGCGCAGCCGCCACATTTGCCCTGGTGCTCCAGCCTGGAGCCAGAAGAAGCGCCCCCACAATGCCATAAAGCGGATAGATCGTCCGGATCACCTCCAGGCCGCTCTCCTTTCCGGCATCCTCGTCGTATGCGCCGATGATATCTTCCTCTGTCACAGCCTCCGGATCCAGACTATCGCATTCTACTGTAACGTTTGTTTCTTCATAGGCTGTTCCAGAAGAAAGGAACACCGCCTTTAACCTGTCCTGGTCGTCATACTTTAAAATATAGTCCTTATCTGCCTCATACACCGTCTCCGGCGAATCCTTTTTCTTAATGGCCACACTGCCTTTTAAAACATAGGACGGTTCCAGGGTGATCTGGTGGTCTGTCACCGGATACTCCTTTAAGTCATTGGTCTTCTTATGTTTTGCCGGATCCAGCACGTTAATAAAGATCACCGGATATACGTTGGTCAGACCAAAGCTGGCCTTCATGCTGGCACACAAAGAAAATTTTTCCCATTCGTCGCTGTATCCCAGATACTTTTCCGCCTCGTCCATAGAAGAAACCCGGACTGCGCGGTTCACAGCACTGTCCGGATCATCTACCTTAAACACCGGAGCCGTCCCGACTACTACCTGGACGCCGAACCGGGTCGCCAATGGATCCTCATATCTGGTCGCCAGCTCTGTTACCTCAATTCCATGCTTATACATGTGCACTCTCCTATCTTTCAAGAATTTTTACTGCCTCTTCATAAACCCCGCGCAACCGGCTCCCCGGCTCCGCCAGTTCTTTCCTGGCCCTGGCCAGTCCGTCCACCGGCACAAACAATTCCAGGAAAACCGGATGCAGCGCCGCCAGGGCCGCTGCCTTTGGCGGCAGCCCGTTCTTATAGGACGTTCCGGACTGGATGATCCCGTGGACAGACGGCCCCAGGTACATAACGATTCCCCTGGCCGTACTGGATCCGCCGGTACGCTCTGCCTTTCCTCCATCACCCTTTGTTCGCAAATTCAGTCACCTCCTCCTCGGCAATTTCCGGAATATTCCAGTTTGTTTTCAGACATCCGAAAAAATATGGATAAGAAAAATCCTCATCCTCTTCAATCACCAGTTTCATTTCCCGCTCACACCAGAACGGACCCGCAATGCAGTTCTGCCGTAATGACATCGCAATTTTCTCCAGAACAGAAAAAAGAACAAAATATCCGGCCATGCTCCGGTCACTCTCCCGGATCCCCACCAGGATATACGTCTCTGTCCGGCTGTCCTCCTCTTTAATATCCACATCCGTGGTCCGGACCTTAAAGTACGGGAAAACCGCGTCCTCCTCATCCTCCCGGTAATCCAGGATCGGGATATCATGGGAATAGCCCCGGATCCTTTTATCCGCAAAGCAGGCCATCCGGTTCAGCTCCTCCTCCAGCCGTTCTATGATCGCTTCATGGAGCGCGTTGACTGTCATTTCTTACCTCCCTGGCTTATGGCCTTCTGCATCTCGTTTAAAAGCACCCTTCCCACATCCCCGTACATCTCCAGGAACATCACCTCTGACATCTTGGATGCGCTGGGACCGAACAGCTCCTTAATGGCCGCTCTGTGATCATTTTTCCGGAGCTTCTCCAGCCGCTTCCCGGATGCCCTGGAATGGCTTCCCGGCTGCTTCATGATCCTCCCCTTCCCGATCCGCTGGAAAACAGCCACATGATCCTCCGCTCCTTCTCCGGAGTTGTGCATGGTGGTCACAAAGGCCTTCCGTCCATCCACCACCAGCTCCTTCATATCCCCGTTTTTCTTTACCACAGCCTGGGCTGCTTTCTTCTTTCCGTTTTTCTTTACCTTAAATCCCCGTCTTAATGCCGGCGGCCCGCTCTGTACCAGGATCACAGCCT